GCTTTAAAAGCATTATTGACGTCCAAAACAAGCACGCCTTTTATAAATTAAACCTCCACAACCGTTCAGGGTTGTTTGCCCCCTAGCTCATAACTAGGGGGTTTTTTTTACTCAACTTTGTCAGACAGGCGGCGGTAGTCAAGCAAGGCTTTTGCAACCTCATGGTTGAGAGACTTAACCATGTTCACGCACGCTTGGCGCTCGTTTTCTCGTACGGCTTTTTCAACTGCCCGAGCGTACTCAAACACGTCTACGTCGTTGGCGTACATACCATTTGGGTCTTCGTTCTCGCATTCTAAGAAGATGCCTTTGATCTCAATATTGCTTAACATATTTTGTCCTGTTTTAAAAAGTTAATTGGATGTACGTCTTGCTATGTCAATATTTGTTTCAATTGATTGAAGAAATTCAGAATGTGGATATTCTTTTATAAGTTTTTCGAACAATTCAAAATCACCTTCTTTTTTTGACATAATCACAGATATTTGAATGAGCTCATCATCACCTTTATTTTTTTGCTGTCTTTCATTTTGCAAATCCATTAAAGACCATATCAACTCGTTAATGTCATACATCGAACGAATAAGAGCCACGCTTGTATCATTCTCTAAAGCTATTTTGTTTGCTTCAAAATATGCTTCATCAAAATAATCTTCTTTTGAATCGTCAAAGTCTCCAATTTCAAAAGCACTGTCATCACGCATCAACGCAAAAAATGGCTCAATCATTTCACTTCCTTTGTGAATTGAAGCGCTATCTCACTGCGCATTGATAAAGACTTGTAGTAATCCCACTTAGCAATTGTTGCCTCATCTTTTGAGGGCGGCACCCAGTTGCAGACCCGTTTCCAAGTGCGCTGAACACTCGTTGCAGAGGCTGGCGCGTATGGTTTGTGGTTTTCATTTAAACTCAGATTATTATCCATTTTATCCTTTCCTTTTATATTCGTTGCGGTCTCTAGCCAAAAGCATTGCACGGGCAATGACGTAGCAGTCGTCAGCGTCTTTTTCTTCCTCACCCTTGTCCCAGTTCATCTTGAGCATGGCAAAGAGGGCGTAGAGGTCTAGCAGGTCGTCTTCGGTCATTTTTTCATCCTGTTGCGGATGGCTTGGGCGGCATTGTTTAACTGGCCAAGATAAAAAGACTCTGGCTCAAACTGTTCGCACACCTTGGCGCACTCTTCGCGCTCAATAGCAATAGCGGTCTTGGTCGTGTCAATGGCTACTTTCATAATTTGCGCTTGAGCAAGTGCTAGTTCTTTATCAAACTCTTCTTGCGTGAACAACGTAGCGCCAGTGCCGCGGGCAAAAAACTTCTTTTGAAAATCAGTCAATTCTTTCATTTTTTAAGTATCCATAAAATTAAAACAATTGTGCCGTAGAACCACAGCATCCACTCTGGCAGGTCAGCGGGGATATTCATTTTCCCGCTCTGGCTTCGTACCCCGCAACGTAGCCCTCGTAATGAGCCAACCAAATGCCTTGTATCTGTTCGGGTGTTCTTTTTATCACTGAGCCGTCTTTCTTTGCCGCTTTGTATAGCTCTAACCGCATGTGTGCGTATTCTGCGGCGTCGAGGTGTAGTTGTTCTGATGGCGTCATTTCATTCCTTTTTAACTGGTTCAATTTTTTATAAAAGTCGATTTGTTGTTGCAAGTATTTTTTGGAGTTTTCAGCGTACTTGGCGCTTATCTCTTCTTGAGTCATTGGCGGTTCATTAAGAGTTACTGTGTACTCTGCTTTAGGCTTAGCCACCGTTTTTCTCTTTAAGTTTGGCCTCTAAGGCACGAACGTCATCCATTACATGTTGCAATGCAACCCCAGATAGCGACCAAGGTGCTTCGTTTAAACCAAGCACTTCTTTTATTTCTTCATCCGTCAGCCCGACCCATCCTTTGCGTGGAGGTGCGGTGTGCTTGCAAACTTTACCCGCCTGACAACGAATACTCAAACAATAAAATGGGTCTTTGTCGCACACAGGCTCAGGTGTGGCTAACTCTTTTTCTGCCAACCATCGACCTCTCGGGGTACAAGCCTTCATACATTTTTCGTAATCGCCGCAACATACTTGTGCCTCACGTTCATCAGCACGACCTTGCTCGTATAACTCCGTGACTGTTTTATGTAGACCTACAACATTGATGTCTGAGTTTGATGTGGATATCCCAAGGCAACAAATAATCTTGTATTCCCAGTCGCTTGCTTGTTCGTCAGTCATGCTTCACCTCATCAAGTGCGTAAAGTGCTGTGTTCAATTGCGGGTGTGTTGTATTGTTAAACAGTACCCCTTTTCTATCCATGTAGCCAACTGGCTTTAACGCTCGCAGTTCACGCAAATAGTCTTGGCGCACAAGTTCGGCAAAGCGTTCAAGAACCGCAGGTGATGCCCCGTAGGTATATGTTGGGTCGATGTCAAACAAAACCCCCGCCTGTTCAGCAAGCTCTTTTAATCGTTCGTTCATAGGTATCTCAATCTCCATCGTTTCAAGTGAGTCAGGGTTAACGCCTTCAGGCTCTACGCCATCGCCTACTGGGTGATGAGCGCACTTCAGTTGTACGCCTAAGTAATCAAGAAAGTAATCGTCTGCAAATTTTCCGCACTGTTCGTAAGTACGATAAAACGCCGTCAGCGTTGGCTTGTTGGTGCAAGAGACGGTGACTTCGTAACCACCTTTTACTTTTTTGATTCGCCTGAGTGCGCTCATGGCTTACCTCCAAATCCGTACATCATTATCTCGTCAGTCGGCTCAGGTGCAAACTTAATAAACTCTTGTGCGCCATGACCACAGAACATATGCATCTTGCCATCTTCAGCAAAATACAAACGACATATCGTGTCACCAAGAATCAATCGCCCCAACTGGATATAAGTGGGCGTGTCTTGTGTGTCTTCAAAGCCTGACGGGAATTTAATTGGCACTTGTTTCATATCGCCCACCTCGGTGTCATAAATGATGCGTGCATCCTAGCCTTGGCTCTGCGTGTTGCCTTGCGCTGTTTAAACGGCATCAGGTGCGACTTGTGCTTACTGTGCATCACAAAGATAGCTTGACGTAACGCACCACGCCACACAATCAGCTTGGTTGGTCTAACAGCAATGCGTTCACCAACACCATCAACAGCTTGACTCAAGTTGATAAGCACTTGCTCAAGTGATTCAGATGTGAAGTCAGTCATTTCACACCCCCAAGTTTCTCATTCAATACATCAAACTGCGCTTGCGTAATTGTGTACCAAGGGCTGCGACCACCTTCTTTGAACGCCGCATCCCAAATACGCTTGGCATCTTTCTTGCGAACGTCATCACGCAATTTAATAAACCACGGCAGCTCGTCATCTTCAATCTTCCACCACGCCTCAAAGGCATCGTCACGTTCTTTGCTCATTTCACGCCCCCCGCCATAGCCCTGTCCACCTCATCGTTCATTTGCTGCTCGGTCACCATGAACAACTGTGATGTGTACTTGGTCAGCCAACGGTAGCGCTTGGCGTCCCTGCTCAGGCGCTCAATCTCTGCGGCCTGCGCCCTGATGTGCGCCTCAAGCTCGTCAATTAATGTTTGTAATTCACGATGTTCTTTCATTTCAGCTCCCCTAGGATGTGAATCGCGGCCGCAACGTCAGCGTCATGCCCTGTCTGCAGTGCCGACCACGCCGCGCGGATTTGTGAGCGCAGGCGCACGATGTCGGCGGCATACTCGTGAATGTTAGTGTGCAACGCCTCATTGGATTTTTGTAAATCTCGAATAAGTGCCGCGGCCTCTTCTTGTTCGCTGTGGGTCATAAAAAACCCGTTCTCTAAGTTGCGCAGTATTTGGTTAGGGCTTAACGGGTTCATAATTTCAATCCAAACGGGTTATGGGCGTAGAAGTTATTTGTTTCTGTGTGCGGCATCTCAACTGGCTTGATAAAAATAAAAGACGGTCTTGTAAAAGTTACTGAACGTTTTTTAAGGCTGCCATGTTTTATTAGCTGTTTAGATAAAGTTAAGTTTTTAAGTATTGCACCCGTCATTCTTTTGCTTGAATCTAACATTTCAACAATTTCATTCAAAGTGCGCGGCATCGTGCAAAACTCAAGTATCTTTTTTTGTGATTCAAGAATGTTCATTTTTCATGCACCTATCATAGAAATCACACTTGATTGGATGGTCGCAGCGGCATGGCTCATCAAACGTCTTAAACGGGTCTACAGGCGGTTTGTAGCGGGTAACCCATACCCAAGCTAGGCATAGCACTATCGCCGCCACAAAGCCCGCCGCAGCTATTAAATCTATTTGTCCCATACGCGTCTCCCGTCGGGGTAGATGAGAGAGCTCGCAACCCGCGAGGGTTGGTTAAGCATGGCTAGGCATCCTGGTCTCATAGCCGCGCGCGCAAGAGTGAGCCCCATATAGGCGGGGCGTTCAAGTTTATCAATCTTTTTTTCTTTAGGAGTTTTCATCATCAGTTAGTCCAGATTAAAAAGAAAAGGATAACAACAAAGCCCACAAACCCGCAGGCCTCTTTGAGAATAAAGCGCCAGTTATTCATCGCACGTCTCTTTGCGTTCACGTCGGTCTTCAGCAATGAGCTCGGCGATCTCCCACGACTCAACCTTAGCCTCAAGCCAAGGGGCGTTGTAGCCCTTGCGGTCAAGCACCGAGTACAACTCGCGACCCCAATACGCAATCTGGCAAGGGATGTTTTTAAGGCGGCAGTCAAAGACTGTTGCATTTTGTAGGTTTTGTTGTTTCATGTCGGATCCTTAGTTACTAGTGATCTTGGTGGCCAACAACTGGCGTGCCTTGATTGCCGCCTCAGACTTCGGGTCAGCGTCTCGCAAGAGCTCCAAGACAACTGAGAGAAGGGTCATACTCCATTCTTGTAATGCCATGTCAATCTCCTAGCCCCCCCCGAGGGGGCGGTTATTTTTAATGTTCAAAGGCAACACAAACAGTGCAGCCGCTGCGTACACAATCGTGGTTCTTTTTGTACTTAATAGCGTCTAAAGAAATTGGTGGGTCTACTAGGTCGTAGTCCTCTTCTTTTGCCTCAAAGTATTTAGCTTGATTGCCGCAGCCAGTGTGCTCAAGGCCACGCTCAGTTTCGGCAAAGATTTTGCGATACCGAGGCTCGCCATTAACAGGCGACAAACCTAATGGGCGCACGCACTCAGAAAGAAGTTTTGTGTTGTTGAAGTGCTTGCAGTTTTTGCAGAGTTTCATGATCTGTCCTAGCCCCCCGTAGGGGGCGGTTGGTTTAGCGGGCGGTAACTTTGACGGCGTAGACGGCGGTAACTTTGGTGTAAGCCTCCAACTGCTCTGAGGTCACGCCAAGATCAGCACACAGTTTTTTGTAATCAACCGTGTTGCGGTTGGACTCAACAACTGTTGCCTTGTACAAATTTCCTGCGATGACTTTGTCACCGTTAAGCAAGGTTGCAACTTCTTTGATGTCATCTTTAATGGCATCAGCTTGCTTGGTGAGGTCGGCAATTTGTGCCAACAAAAGACCCAACTGGTCAACTTCTAAGAGGGCGATGTCTGTGTGGTTCATGGTGTAGCTCCGGTCTGTGAATCAGGTTGAAGGTTTTGTTTACTGCTTACTGCTGAAAAGAATATTAACACGATTAACAACAAAAACACACAATGTTTATACTTTGTTGTAATAAAGAATCACTTCTTTACAACTAAACCTTTTTTAATGTAGTACAGGATCTGTGCGCTCATTGTGCGTGTTTCTAGCTCACAGGCCGCCTGCAATTGAGCCAAAATCGACTCTGGCAAGCGGACAGTAACGAATTTCTCTTTAAGTTCTTTCTTCATTTAAAAACTCCAGTATTTGTGCCTTAGCATTCTCAGCACCTTTACCCACAATAACACGGTATCCCACACTTTGTAAATAGTCAATCATGCCAAACTGCTCATTGCTCACAATGCCGCCCTTGGTTCTTTTCATCTCAACCCACAGATGCCACTCAGGGATAAACAAATCAGGGATGCCGGGCACTACGCCCTCAACTTTTAATTTACCTGCCGTCGCTTTGCTGCGAGCGCCGCCATTCGGTATGGCAAAGATCAACACGTTCGGGTAGCTGCGCCTGAACCACTGTACAAAGAGTGATTGTTCAATATGCTCTGATGGTACTTTTAGAATGGGCATTCAAACTCCCACTTGTCACATGCATCAACGGTGGCCGCAAACTCTTCTGGTGGCTCTGTCTTGTAAATCTCGCATATGCCAACGCGGCTATAGTGATGACAAGTATGGCAACACTTCGGGTCTTTTAACTTTTCAATCTCAAGCAAAAACAGCGGTTTCTTGTGTCGCACGACTCCAGCTCCTTGTCAGAATTTGATAAAACTTGCCATCAAGTTTAAATGTAATTAGCGATGGCGGGCGTGCCTTATTCATCTGGTCAGCAAGAAAGGTCAGGCCCTCATCTTGGCTCATGCTCTCAGCACCCGTCAAGAGCGCACCAGAGGCTTGCGCCAAGTTGTAGAGGGTACGCATGGCCTTCTCACCACTGTAGCCCATGTATCCCACCGTCAAGTACTCGGTGACTGGCTTGTCGCTCAGGCCACCGTAGTATGTGCATGACAGCATCGGCTTGCCTGATGTGCGGCTGATCTGCTTGCGCCATGTCCATGAGCGCACAGCCAGTTCGCCGTTGCTCTTGACCCCCATGATGTCGTCATTGTGGAGGATGAATTTCTTTTCAGGCGGCGGCGGAAATGGTTCTTTACAGTTCGGACAAATCTTGGCCGCAATTGCACAAATCTCGTGGCAGTGCTCACACACCTTAGTGGGCGGGTCGCCATCGCCCTCACCCTTTTTCTTGCTCGGCTGCACCGCGGTGACCGGGCCATGCATGGCAACATTACCCGCAAAGTCAAGTACCAAGCAGTGGTCGGTATGGCTCTTTGGGCGCATCCCACGCCCTGCCATCTGGACGTACAGGCTCGCGCTCATGGTTGGGCGCAGCATCACTAACAAATCAATGTCTGGGTGATCAAACCCGGTTGTCAACACGTTGGCGTTCGTTAGTGCTTGAATCTTGCCCGCCTTGAAGTCATCAAGGATATTCTCTCGATCTTTCTTTGGCGTCTCGCCTGTCACGCACTCACTTATTATCCCGTGCTGATTGAGCAAGTAAGATATGTGATGGGCGTGGTCAACGCCTGAGCAAAAGAAAAGCCATGACTTTCTATCACCCGCTCGCTTGAGCACCTCTTCAACAACCTCGCGGTTGTTTTTCTCAGTATCAATCGCCGCTTGCAACTCAGACTCAATAAACTCGCCCCCACGTTTATGTACCTCTGAGGTGTCCAAACGCAGCGTCGTGCGTGTTGAGCGCAGGGTTGATAGATAACCACCCTCAACGAGTGATTCAATGCTCACGGGCTCAATGAGCTCGTTAAAGATGGCGGGGTCATCGGTGATCAAGCCGTGACCCAACCTGAAAGGCGTGGCCGTCAACCCAATGACACGCAGGTGCGGGTTAATGATAGTGAGATCAGTGATCAACTTGCGGTAGCTGCCCTCGTCGTTGTGGCTCACCAGATGACACTCATCTATCAGGATGATGTCAATGTGACCGAGCTGCTCCGCACGCTTGCGAATGCTTTGAATGCCTGCAAACGTAATCTCTTTGCCCAAGTCTTTCTTGCCAATGCTGGCGCTGAAAATCCCCAATGGGGCGTCAGGCCAGTGCTCACGCATCTTGCTTGCGTTCTGCTGAATCAACTCCTTTACATGCGTCAACATCAAAATCTTTGTCTCAGGAAACTCTTGTAGCGCATTCTTGCAAAATGCCGCAATCATATGGCTCTTGCCAGAGCCAGTCGGGGCGACGATGCAAGGGTTGCCCTCAGGGTTTTGCTCAAACCATGCGTACAACATCTGCAGGGCGCGAGATTGGTAGGGGCGTAGGGTGCTCATAAGTCCTCCACCATCTGGATGCGTTTGCCAATCCATTGCATGACGGGTACCGCCATACTATTTCCGAGTGCTTTATATCTAGGCCCATCTGGTGACTCAGGTTTCTTGCGCCAAGGTATGTTTGTGTGATTATCGGGAAAGCCTTGTAGGCGTTCACATTCCACGGGCGTGAGTCTTCGGACTGCCATTGATGACTGATACACCGCATTGACTTGATTGGTAACCTCTGATGACTGAGGGCTACGACTTGGATTGTTGGCTGCGGTCAGGGTTAGGGCGACAATTTGTTGCGCTACCAAACTATGCCCATTACCATCTGACGGATCAGGGTAACCACGTTCACCAGAGCCGCCTTTAAGAGTGGCACTTACATGGTTGAACGCAACCGCCACTTGGTTATCCCCCATGCCGCTACGCAAGGTCGGTGACATTTCCTCCACAAAGCGGGATTCACCGCCCTCACGCTTGGCAATGCCCGGTTCAAAAGCGTAAGCCACCGCCATCGTCTGATTCTTAATCAACGTGCCGCTAATATCCGAGGGCTTGCCAATTGGGTCTAAGGCTGATTGCCAAGGGAATGCCATAACAACAGGCTCATGCCCATGCGTTTCACGGCGCAATGTGCCAACCGTGCCATCTTCAAGTACGTTCATCACGCTGCCGCCTTGATCCATCAATACAATTGGATGTGTTACCACATCACCGATAAAACCAGTTGTCTGGTTCGCACCAACGGTCAGAGTATCAGCCACGTCACAGGCAGAGACTGACTGCACCACACCAATCCCGCCCTGATTACAAGACGGGTCAAGCCCTCGAGAGGTATCCAAGGTCTTTGAGACGTCAACTTGATTTACACCACTATTTGGATTGCTTGATTTCATTGAGTTAGATGAAAGACTATCAAAGGCGTAGGCAACGGCAACATAACTCGTCTGCTTCATTCCAGGTGATGCCGCCAATGCACCAACAATTTGACCATCGCCATTAATAAGTCGCACCTCATCTCTTGTGTTTTGGGCAAAAGCAAAAGACTGAACCACGCCCGTGCCGCCCTGATGCATGGCGGGGTTGCTTCCTGATGCATCAATGGTTTTTGAAACATTTGCCGTGGTGATATGAATATCATCTTTCAGCTCACCCTTGCCGGGGGCAAAGTTGAAAGCAACAGGATGTTGCACAAACAAGCTGCCATTGTCGGCGCTTGCATTGCCATTCCATTTTGTGCCATAGGCTGAGGTTAAACAGTCGGCTGTTTCTTTGAATGGGATTGGCTGAACCGTTATAGGGATATTGCCGCCCCCATTGCCATACGCCGCCGCAATGGTATGACAGACCTCTTTAAACTCTGTCACGACACCACTTTGACCGTGCAGACCATAAACTGGCTGTGCAACCCCATGCACCCCGGTTGCGTTCAATGTGTACATGGGGCCGCCCACAGTAAACCCGTCACCGTTGCCGCCATTCTCAGGCTGACGACC